AATGCCAAACGGTGAGCAGGGTCCGGAATACTGGCGTAAAAGAGCCCAGGAGATAGCCATTGAGCAGGGCCTTGACCCAGGCATGTTTACTCGCCAGATGTACTACGAATCTGGCTTCAACCCTGATGTGGTCTATGGTCGTCAGCGATCATCAGCAGGAGCCACCGGAATAGCTCAGTTCATGCCCGGAACCGCCCAGGCATATGGCGTAGACCCCCTCAACCCTGAGCAGTCACTAGTTGGGGCTACACGATACCTTAAAGACTTGTACTCTCAGCTTGGAGGTATGGGCGGATGGAGACTGGCTGTCACCGGCTACCTCTATGGGGGTGGTGGAGCTCAGCGGCTGTATGAACAGTATGGTGAGGACTGGTTCCGAGCCCTACTGCCGGAAGAGCAGGACTATGTTAACTACATCATGGGGGAAACTCGCGAGATAGCCCTCCAATCCAGAGACATATGGGCTGAGCGTGTATCACCAAGACCAATCCGGCGTAAGCCATCTGGTGAGCCGCAGGAGTTCCCCGAGCCGTATGAAGGGTATAGGGACCAGCTCATACGCTGGATGGAAGAGGAGTTTGATCTAAGGCATCAGGTTCAGGCTACCGGACTTCTGTATGGTAAAGAGTACGAGGCCATCATGGGGTGGTCACCTGACATGCCAAGACAGATGGCTCCGGTCACTGATGATGAATTAATCCGATACCTGCTGGCCAAGGGTTACAAGCGGGACGAGGTCCTGGCCATAGTCAAGGCTGAACCCTACGTGTTACCATCGGTGATGCCTGTCTCTCCTGCTGAGCGGGCAGCAATAGTAGGAGAAGCTAAGGAAAAGCCTCTACCGAGCAGGCAGGACATTATCAAGGAGATAATGTACCTCAAGAGGCAGGAACTGGTCCAAACATACCAACCCCACCTAGCAGCCTTCAATCGGTGGCAATATTCTCAGAACATGCTCCTCATCACTAGAGCACTCCCCTACCTGATTGCATCTGGTGAGGTTGGAACTCTGGAAGATTTGGAGCATTGGCTATCAGGTGGCATAGGGGAGGCAACAAACCAGACCCAAGCCCAACCAGTCAAACTCTCAGACAGTGATAGGCGCTACTTCTCTGACATGATCGAGCGGCTCACCCCTTCCCTGCCTGGGTCCACACCTCCTGGCCAGATGCCAACCGTTGAGGAAGTAGTCGCAGCTCTCACTTCTCGCCCTCGACCGGAGCCTCGAGTTCTGTCATCCATGACTGCAGACCAAATCTCCCGCATGTTCACTGGCCGCATGGGACCAGAACTCCCTGGCAACATCAGCCTTGAAACCATGCGTGATGTACTCCGAGAGATTGGAGTGGATGATGCTGAGGTCCAGAAGGAACTTGATGACATAACCACCCTCACTGCGGAGCTTGGCCAGGAGATACTAGACCTAAACGCCCAGGCGGAGGCGTACAAGTCCGGTAATGCTCCTCCAGAGTTCCCTAGGCTAAACTGGCAACAAAGGGCCATGATGGCAGTCACTCAGCCGGCTATGGCCTTTAGCGAGGTTCTCCAACGGTATGTCAAGAACTGGGCAAGACCAATTTCCGCTGGGATGATTATTGGAACTGCTCAGGTACTGGAGCGGTTTGGCCTCCCACCTATCCGAGGTACCAAAGGGCTTTACGAAGCCTACAAGAAAGAAATGGCCTCCTGGGGTGAGGATGAGCGGAGCATATCACATGCCTGGGGCTCAGCCAAGGTCGCTTTTGAGGAGTGGAAGGCTCCTGGAGCAGTCAAACTACTAACCGAGATTGTTGGTGACCCAACAACATACTTCGGATTTGGAATAATTGGACGCTCCCTGCTCAGACTCCCACTCCTGGGGAAACTTGTGGGAACTCCAGTTCTTGGAGCGGAGAACCTGTGGGTCCGGCTGTGGGATGTGCCATTTGCTGGCCTAAGAGCAGTGTGGAAGCAAATCCCAATTCTTGGTGTCAGGCTACCAGAACAATTTGCGGTTAGCGAAACTCGAGGTTGGGAAGCTTCCTGGCGTGCAGCATACAAGGCCATGTTTGGCAAGACTCCCCAACGTGCTGCCACTGCCCAGGAGCAGTCTATTCTGGTGCGGTCGGCCATTGACACCTTCGTAAACTCTCCCAATAGGTCCACCGGGCCTCTGTGGGAGTTTGGAGAGCGAATTGTTCGTGCCCACAAACTCATCGGCAGGGAGGAGGTCACCACCTGGCTAAAACGCCTTGGGGTGGCGGGCAAAGAAATAGATGGTCAGTTACTCCATGATGTCAACGCAACCTACAGCAAACTCCAGGGCTCAAGCATTGGTGGCATCCTCAAGGGTAAGGAAGCTTCAGCCAGGATGCTCAACATCATCGGGGTGGAGAGCACCGACGACATGATGCGGAAGATGGTCAGTATCATCGACGACAGGCTAGCTGCTGACCTTCAACCTTTCATCAGAATGATGAGTGGGGAGCCCAACAAGGGACTCAGGGCTGCTGCCAAGTATGTCCGTTCCGTCCACCTGTGGAACGCTCGCAGCCCTATGTATAAGTTTGCTAGCCAAACTGACCAGATAACCGCCCTATCTCAGGTCACGGACAGAGTTCTGAACTGGCGAGCCCTTGCGGCGTTTGACAAGTATGTGGTCCGGCTTGTGGCCAATGCCTACCTGATGTTCCCTGGCCTTGGGCCGATGAACTATGCAGAGACCATATTCCGAGCTGGGAGGCCAGGAGCATCATGGCTTCGATACCTCCACCCTAGGGCTACTGATGTGGATGTAGTCCGGATAGAGATGGGCCACATCCCTGGCTGTCCAGCCGCCATGTTCATTGAAACCCCCAAGATGGAGCTGGCCCTGGTCCCTGCCGAGGGAGAGTCACTCTTAATGAGTGACATAGCCATCAAACAGATTAGGTCCTGGCCCAAGAAGATGGCCAACTTCGGGAAAGAGTGGATTAACCCATCCGGATTCTGGGCTGACCTTACTCGCATGACCCACGCCAAGTATCTCATAGTCAACGTCCCCAGGCAGGTGGCAGAGGATGCTCCGGATGCTGTCAGACTGATCGAAAGAGCCATCCCCGACATCCAGAAAGCCGGGCTCAAGACCCTCACCAGGGATGAACAGAGTCGATTGGCTGAAACCATCTACCTCCGCTCAATGTTTAGCGGCCCTACCGGAGTTCGGGACATCGTTGCTGACCTTGCTACCATGCAGGACCGGCTATTTGTGAGTCGCGTAGCGGAGGAAGTGAACAAACACAACTTGGTGCGGGAGCCATATGCCAACCTAATTGTCAGACAGGCTCAACGGGGAGAGTTACGAACTGATACCATCGACCCGTTCATAACCTCAATCTTCCAGGCCAACCAAGACGAGTACGTGATTGGTCTCAGAGGGCTGGCCAACGGCATCCGAAGGTACGAGGGGGATGTACTCGCCGCTGAAATAATGGATGAGGCAGCAGTACGGCGAGGTATCCGATTCTTCGTCGAAACCTCCAGAGAACTTGACACAAGACTCCATGAGTACAGGTCAATGGTCACCGAGCGTGGTCACTCCCTAAACGTACACACCAGCGACAAACTCCACAGAGCCTCACATCAAGAAGTCAAAGACTTTGTCGATGATGTTGTGCCCAGACTCAAGAACGTCTACGAGAGGCTGAACCGGGAGGTTGACCGGCTAGCCGCCGAAGAGGATAAGCCAGCACTGACCAGTCTCCTTGGTCTGCTGGATGACCAGCATCGTCTGCTGGCAGAAACCCGAACTGAGGTGGACCGCATCACTGAGCATTACATCAGCCTCGGTCGTGGCACCAAGGAAGGAGTCAACTGGGACGCTCGCAACACTGAGGTTGAGGCGGTATGGGCAAAGTTCCATGCCCACGAACGGGTGACATACACTCAATTCGAGAATGTACTCGAGTCCATCCAGAAGCCATATGGCTTCATCGACCAGGTCAGGGGTGACCTAACCCCATATCAGGTTTCTCGACTATTCGCAGTAGCCCCTGATGAAATGAGCAGGAGCTTTGCAGACCAAGCTGGCTTCATGCTCCCCAAGAGTCGATTCACAACCTTCGTCAAGGCTAAGGCAGATTCCCTAGCCAGGCACACTGGCAAAACCGCTGATGAGCTCGGCTACACTGACGAAGCAATCGGAAGGGTTTACGACCAGATAGTAGCCTCAATGCGGATGGACCCTTCCACTGTGTCGGTACTCCAGCCACTCAAGGAATCACTAGAGAGTGTCAGGCAGTCACTCCACAAGTTATACAACACCAGAGTGATTCCAGAAGATGAGTTTAATAACCTAAAGAGTTACCTTGAGGAGGTTGCTACCAACCTTGAGGGTACTGGTCTATATAAGGCGGAAGCCCCAGCTGTTAGATTCCGCACGGCGGAGGAGGTTGATAAATTCATAAGGCGTGGACAGTTAGACTACTTCCAATCGGCTGGGGAGCAGGTGTTTTGGTCTGAGAAGTCCAATACGGAGGTACTCCGCACTCTAGCCAATAGTCCACAGATACCAAACAACTTAGAAGGTATCGTCGTCCACAACCCTGCCAACCTATTCTCAGATGACTTAGTGCAGGGGTTGGTGGACTCGGAGTACATTCAGCGGCTCAACAGCCTGGCAAATGATCTCATAGATGTGGCTGATACAGCATTGGCGAGGGCATCAAGGAAACATCCCGAGCTGTATAATCAGTTTGGTGGGGTCCATCCGCAGCCTATGGTGCTCTATCGTGGTATGACCCTCTCGCCCATGCATTATGGTGTGAGCATGGGTGTGGGAAGGGCCGACCACATCATGGTTAACTACCCCTACACGACTGGGTATGTGAAGGTCCTGCTCGAACGCGGGTTAATCGAACCGTCTGAGTTTGTCACAGTAGAGGCTCATCACATGGTCGAGACTATCATCCATGAGGTGACTCACGCTGGTCGACCATTTGATGATGAGCTTCATACCAAGATGATGGGACTGGTCACGGCGGAGTACGATGAGATGATTAGGAGCGGGGAAATCCGTGGGTATGACCTGGTGTTCTCGGACTTCATCCGTGACATGAACCGTCAGAATCATAGGAGTGTATATAACAAGCTCCAGAACCAGTGGGATAGTGAAGCAACCGCAATTATAAAGAAGAAGATAGTCCCGAAAGTGAGGCAGCTAGATGACCGAAACTTCCTTGACCGAATCATCGAGGCAACGTTGGGTAAGGAGTCTAGCCCGGATGTCAGTGATCTTGCTCAGCGGGCACTTCGGAGAGCTTCAAGGCTACCTGGCCCAGTTGAGGGACCGGGGGGAGGATTGGCAGGGGATATACCAAGACTGTCTGGCCGCCGCCAAGCAGTATCAGCCATGGAGAAGGTTTCCGAGCTTGGAGGAGGTGGACCCGGAGGGGTCTGGAAACCAACCGAGTCATGGGGAAGCACCCTAGAGAGGGCGATGGGCAAGGTCCGTACCCAATACGACCAGGACTTCGTAGACTATGAGAGCAAGTATATAGTCAACGCAGTGATGCAGCGCATCTACCCCTTCTGGACCTACGAGTCACAGCGATGGCCCTTCCTAATGCGCGAGTTCCTTCAGCACCCTGGAACAGCAGCATCCTGGGCCAAGTGGAATGACTACACCGACATGGGTTACGTTCACGTCCCAGGCACAGACATAGAGCTCAACCCATTCCGTGGCACTATCTTCATGGGCGGATTCCGACGCTTCCAGCTCCAAGACTACCCAGAATACTATGACGAGTTCCCTCAGTTTGCGGAAGTCCTAGACTACCTGTCCCGTGCCGGATTCTACCCAGGAATTCATGTCACCCTACCACTAGCCATGTGGGGAGCTGCGACTCCTGCCTACGGAGGGCCTCAGGTTGGGGAATTACTACCATCAGGAGCCAAGACCATCCTAGCCGGACTGGCTAGTCTGAATCCAGCAGCTGGTCGACTCTATGATAAAATCTTCCCTGACAGGTTCCGTTCCTACCAGGCCATGGACATCGCTGGCAAACTAGCTCAATCCCGCAACCTTGACATCAACGGCGTAGAGATATGGGACAAACTCCAGCGAGGTGAGAAACTCACCCCACAAGAACAGGCTCTATGGGATGAGGCCCAGCAGCAAGTCAATCGTCTCTCTCCGCTGTTTGAGTCAACCGGCATGTTCCGACTCCGAACCCAGGAGCGGATAGATGCCTATAACGCCCTAGAGGAAATGTACCAAGACTTTTGGGGTCTGACTCCTGAGCAGCAGGAAGAGTGGAGAAAGTACGAACCTGTCACCGGCCAGCGGCTGTACGACTTGATGCCTCTGAGCCCCATGCAGCAAGAAGTAATGAATGAAATGGATGCGTACAAGTACTGGTTGGGACTCACCACTCCCTTACTCCCATCCGAATATGGGCGGGAGATGGCAGAAATCCGAGGCTTCTGGGCAGAACTGGAACGAATAGGTGAGGATGCCAGAATCAACGGTTTCACCGATGAGCGGACTGGGGAACATCTACCATCAATAAACGAGCTGGAGCAGATGTTCCTCCGTGGTGAGTTGTCCGGTGATAGGTACCACCAACTCCGTGGTGACATGATCACCAAAATGGTCGAGCGCACCCAGGGCCTTATGCAGGCTGAGAGGTACAAGGACATACCTATAACTCTGGAACAGCGAGTAGAATTCGCAGAGAAACATAACCTTCCAACCCCAGTGTTCCACCCTGGTGAGGAACTCCTATTCCAGTACTACCAAATTCGACCAGAGCTCAGACCCAACCCTGAGACCGGAGTTCTGGAATATGACTTTATGACTTACTACGCCAAGATAGATGCCATGTTCGCTGCCCTTCCAGACTCAGTCAGGGATGAGTACATAGCACACATCCAGCGGGAATGGAATAATACTGACAAGCTCTATTACCAGGTCAACCAAGAATACTTCCGACCATACCGCAACCTCACAAACCTCATCCTTGCGGGATTCACTCCGGAGCAGCAGCAGGTCATCCTTCAATACCGAGCAACGGGCCATCGTGAGTATCGTGAGGTTCTTCTGCCTGATGGCAATAAGCTCATCAGCTCCTATGAAAAGCTTATCAAAATTGGTCACGAGAACATGAGGATACTCGACCCAACCGCTGATGCGTGGTCTAGGTTTTGGGGTCACACTACAGTATTACTGACTCCAGCGGCTAAGGGCATCTACCTAGACCTAGTCAAGAGATACCAACCAGGGGCCTACCCAGAAGTGAAGGCCTTACTTGAATCAGAATGAGGAGGTATACTTGCTTGGGGGAATTGCTCAAACGATAACTGAGAAGCTCAACGAATCTGACCCAGACTACGAATCAGCCTTACTTGATATCCAGCGCCTCAAGAAAGCGGTTGAGGCAGTAGAGAGGAGAGTGATTGATAAAATACAGAATCGGACTTAAAGTTCTATGTCCGCAAAATGACCTAGCATTGTCCCTTGACATAATAAACACCACATGATATACTAGTATCAGGAGGTAGAAAGTGGCTAACGGAGAAATCACTGTCGAGGCGGCACTAGACTTCCTCTCAAAGTCTGGTAAGAAGTACATCCCTGAGAGTGATCTAATCGCCGCCAAGAAAGGATTGGAGAGCAAGGTTGAGGAGCTGACCACCACCATTGAGTCCCTACGGACTCAGGCGGATGAGAAGCACCAAGCCCTTCTCACCAAGACTGCCGAGCTTGAAGAAGCCGGAAGAAAGCTCTCCGAGGCCCAAAAGCTGGGTCCCCAGCTTAAGGAAGTTCAGGGACAGCTTACAGAGGCCACTAAGCGTGGTGACGAGGCCAGCTCGGTCCTCGCCGATGTTCGGAGAATGGCGATTCACCAGAAGGCTGGCATCCCATTCGAGGAACTTAAGAGTAAGACTCCTGATGAACTGTCCAACCTCGAGAGTGCCCTCAAACTCATCCCCGAAGATAAGTTGGGGGGCAGGCCCCGACAATCATTTGACGGTGGTGGAGGTGGTGAAGGCGGAACTGGCGATCGGCGTTCTGGCCGTCAACTGATTAAGGAAGGGCTTAAAGCTAGAGAGTAAGGAGGTAACAGACCTTGGCCGTTATTGGCTACTTCACAACCCTAGCCGAGGCCCAGACGCTTGTTACTGACCGGCTGCTCGCTGGCATCATCGAAGAAATCATCGAGGAGGGTCAGCTTATCCCGCGGCTCCCAGTGATGCAGCTTGATGCTAAGTCACTGGTCTACAACCGTGAGGAAACCCTCCCAACTGCATCCTTCTACGATGTAGGCGAGGACATTCCGGCTCAGGCACAGGCCACAATGGCTCAGGAAACCGCTACGCTGAAGCGGTGCATTGGCCAGTGGGACCTTGACAACTTCATCATGGATACCTACAAAGACCCGAATGACATTCGGGCTCTGGCTCTCTCGATGGCTCGCAAGGGTGTTATGCGAACCGTCGAGGACAAGCTCATCTATGGTGATGCAACCACCTACCCCAAGGAGTTCAATGGACTCCACAATCTACTTGACGCCTCAATGGACATCTTCCAGGGAGAGTCAGCCACCACCGGTGGAGCTCTGAGTCTGACCAACCTGGATGCTCTCATTGACTTAGTCAAGCCGGCTCCCAACCTGCTGCTGATGAACTTCCAAATCTACCGTCGGCTGCAGGCTGTGGGTCGTGGCATCCTGGGACAGTGGCCGGTTACTGGGGTTATGGCCACTCCTGGTCAGGATGTCGCTCTGACATTCCCGACCTACCGCAATATCCCCATTGTTCGGACCGACTACCTCACCCAGACCGAAGCAGTCTCCGGTTCAGTGTTCAGCGCCAAGACCGGAGGCTACACAAGCTCTATCTTCGCTCTTCGAATGGGAGCCATTGAGGAAGGTGGGATTTCCCTTATCACTGGTAGCCCAATGTTCGATGTTGAAGAGATAGTGCTTGAGGACAAGGACGCCAACCGCATCCGTGTGAAGTGGTACGTCACTCTGGCCAATGGAAGCACAAAGTCCATCGGTGCTATCCTTGGCATCAATGACGTAGCGGTTGTGGCGTAGGGAGGTATGTAGATGGCAACTGCGACAGAATTCAACGCCAACCCATTCGTCATTGGCTTCTACACTGCAGGAGTGGCATGGGCTGCCAACCAGACATGGATAGCTCCTGCTCCCTGCCGGGTCATTGACTACTGGGCGGTGCAGACAGGCACTCCAGCCGGAAGCGTGGACATCAGGAATGGTGGTACAAACAGCATCTCTGGTGGGGTCCACGATGTCTCTGGTGGGGGTGACACCGATATCATCCGTGGTGTGGAGTTGGACGACGCCTATCGTGACCTCGTTGGTGGCGATGTGCTCACAGTGGTCCCCGCGTCCAGCCCCATCTGTGACGTGTTTGTGCTGCTTGTCTGGACCACCTAGGGGGTGACATAGATGGCCGTTTCGACAGTTTTCTATGCCAACCCATTTATCGTCACCATGATCAACACGGACGGCAGTGTGGGGACTTGGACTCCACCGGCCAAGTGTCGGATCGTGGATGCCCGTGGATATATGACCGGGGCTGGGGCCACCGGTGATGCGATGAACGCTACCGATGGCACCAATGACATCTGTGATGATGTTGACACCCACGCCCTAGGCGACACTGACATCCTCTCCAATGGCCTTGGCGAGATCGATGATGCCCACAGGGACTTGATCCCTGGCACTGATGTTCTGACCGGGGACCCGACCAGTGCATCCAAGACTGCCGTCTCGTTTCTGTTGGTCTGGACTGACTAGGAGGTACGGAGGTGGGGAGTGGGTACGGACGATGTTGGTGACTCACTCCCCAACCTCTTATCATGCCACTACCAACTGAGAGCCTAACCGAAGAATCCAGCATTGAAGAAATCCGTGCTGCCATCCAACGAGCTATAGCCCAGCTCATGGACGAAGGCCGAGAGCAGGACCAGGCCGTAGCTATCGCCTACTCCTCAGCCAGAGAACATGCTGGGCGGGTACCACCCCGACAAGGCTCCAAACTTAAGATGAGAGCCAGGGGATAGGGGGTTAGTATGGGACTTAACCTCTCAAGATTCTTTCACATTGTAGGGCTCAGGAAGGAGCGAATCGGGCTCCGAGGTGAGCTCACTATCCGCCATAAGCGGGGTGGTAGGGTTATCAATCAATTCCGCAAGCGGAATCTTGTCGTCAGTGCAGGTAAGGCTGAGGTCGCCGGACTAATCAATGAGGAGACATCTGGCGGCTTCACCTATATAGCAATAGGAACAGGTACCACGGCAGCTGCGGCTGGCGATACTGCACTTGGAGCTGAGATTACGTCTGGCGGAGGCGAAAGGGCAGCAGCTACATGCAGCCGTGTTACCACCACAGTCACAGACGATACTGCCCAGATGGTGCATGAGTGGACATTCACCTCTGGGTTCGCTGTTACCGAGGCGGGACTGTTTGATGACCCATCATCAGGGGAGATGCTTGCACGCCAGGTTTTCTCAGCAGTCAACGTGATCGCCAATGACAAGCTGGAGGTAACCTGGAAGGTCCAGGTGAGCTAGCAGCCAGGGTGACCAATGGTTCAGGAAGCCATCCTTTGCTACGAGAAGATGGGGGCGGGAGGCGCAGGCGCAGAGCAGATGGACGACCTGACGGACGCTGATACTACGACCGACCCGCCGGAGAAGAACGAAGTTCTAAAGTGGGACGGCTCGAACTGGGTGCCTGCTGCCTACGACGCTGTGTTCACATTCTCCATAGCCTCCTTCAGCGACGGCGAGGTGACAACCCAACTCATCGGCGTCGGCGTTGTCTGGGCCGACGACAGCATGACCTTCGCAGCGACCTACAACAATGGCCCGCCCTCGACTGCTGACGTACTTATGAGCATCAACGGCGCTGGCTACAACAAGATCGGGGAGATGACAGGGCCGGACTACTTGGCCGGCACGAACACTGAGGGCGACATCAACTACCCAGGCGCAAAGGACCAGTATCTCCGCTTTCGCCTGGACGCCGACGACGGCGTGGACTCTGACATTGAGTACGAGACAGCAATCTACTTCCGCAACTATCGCTTCTGGGGTCTCATCAGTGCCGCGCAGAGGGCGGGCATCGCGGAGGGAGACGTAGAGGGCCTATCATCCGAACTGTCCAACTCCACCACGTTCAGCAAGTCGATCAACTCCGGAGCCGGCGAATACATCTGCATCGCCTACCCCGCGTCCTACTCGACGCTGGAGACGGGCGACGATTATGAGGACGACGGCAACGTAGACTTCCTGTTCAGCTCGATTGCCCTGGCGATGGAACT